AAGCAGCACAATGGGAGAAAAAAGCAAAGAAGAAAAAGAAATTGATTTTGCTATTAAAGCAGCTTTTAAAAAGCAACCTTGGTTTGGTAATTTCTTAAATTTTAGCAAAGGTTTTAGAGCTGGTATTTTATATCAAAAAAGGGTAATAGCTAAGGAAAACGAAAAAACTCCAACGTTTTCACATTATGGCCCATTTAAGAAAGATGCTCAAAAAAAGGAATATCCAGAAAAAGTATTTGCAAGAGTTACACGTTCAATTATTAGTGTTAAAGAAGTGATAAAGCCTTGTGAAAAATGTTTTGATACAGGTGAAATATATTATGAAGATTATTTTCCTCCTATGAAAATATGTGAATGTCATTACTAAGTTAAACTTAAATGCATTAAGTTTGTAACCCTTTAAAAAAAATATACGTATTTCAAAGCAAAAAAACCACAATACGTTTCTCAAGCAACAAACCCAATTAAATGAAATATAAAACGAAAACTGACAATGAGATGTTTGATGAGTTTGATACATCATTTGAAGCCGATCAGCAGACTGGAAAGTATAAAGAGCAATTCACTTATCTGGCTTTAAAATATGATTTCAGACATAATATCGTATTAAGCCGAAAGGAGTTCAGATATAGTTCTCACAACTCAAAGAACAAAACAATATCAAAAAGCGAGTGGCAAATATTAACCGATTCAGATGTTAACACGATTAGGTTAAAGCTAATCAGCGAAGATCTTAAATTGACGGAAAAGGATTTAAGAACTTACATTGATTCTAAAGATACTTGTTTAAGATATAACCCCTTGCAAAACTATTTTAATGATTTAGATGATTGGGGAGGTAAAATTGATCATATAGCAGATTTGGCTAAAACCTGCAAAACTGATAACGATGATTTATTTCAAGTGGTACTAAAACGCTTTTTAGTAGCTTCTGTTGAATGTTTATTAAACGAGGATGCAGTTAACGACATTTGTTTAATAATGCAAGGGGCACAGGGTGTGGGTAAATCCAGATGGATGCGTAAACTATTGCCAAACCAATTTATGCGGGAATACTATTATGAGGGTCCAATTGATACGGGTAAAAACGATCATGTGGAGTATTTAAGTAAATGTTGGTTTATTAACCTTGAGGAGCTGGAGGTTATGAATAAAAACAGCGTTAACAGTTTAAAAAGTTTTGTGACTAGACAACGGATAAACTTTCGTAGATCTTACGGTCATTTTACTGAGGATTATTTAAGGCGGGCCAGCTTTATAGGATCTGTAAACGATACCACTTTTTTAACGGATATGACGGGTAATAGAAGGTGGTTAGTCTTTAGAGCTTTTGAAGTTGACCACATGCACAAATTAGATATGGATAAAATTTGGTCGCAGGCTTATTCCTTGTATTTAAGCGGTTATCGTAGCTGGTTTAATTTAGAAGACATTGCAAAGATTAACGATAGAAACGAACAATTTAGGGATCAAAGTTATGAAGAGGAATTAATAATTCGATTCTTTAAATTTCCAGAAAGCGAAAAAAGTAGTGGTGCTGGCGGAAATCCTGGAGAGTGGTTAAGCAGTTCCGATGTTATTGATTTTTTAAGCTCACAAAATAAAAGTCAAGCAGCAAAATACAACGCCCGAGGTATTGGTCGCATACTGGGAAAAAATACTGATATGAAAAAAAGGTCTGGAGGTGTAACGAAATACTATTTAAAAACGGTTGTTGATTCTAGTGATAACACTGGTAGCGAAAGCGGTCAGGAAAGCGGTCAGGAAAGCGATGTGTTTAAAAGTGTAGATGACAATGACGAATTGCCTTTTTAATATTAACAGACTAATAAAAAAAATTATGATAACAGCAACAAACGAGGATAATATGATAATGATGGCACGTTATCCAGATAACTATTTTGAACTTTCAATCGTCGATCCTCCTTATGGGATAAACTGGACTAAACAAATAGAAAATCCGAACCTTAAAGCTAATTGGTTAAAGCATTCAAAAAAAGATTGGGATAATGAAGCTCCAGATGTTGAGTATTTTAATGAATTATTTAGGGTTTCTAAAAATCAAGTTATTTGGGGTGCGAATCATTTTATAAACAAAATGCCTATTAATAGCCCTTGTTGGATTATTTGGGATAAAATGCAAGAGTTTAGCAGCGCTACGTTTGAAATGGCTTGGACTTCTTTTAATAGTCCTGCAAAAGCCTTTAGAATGAGTAGAGCCGAGGCTTATACTAATCAAAACAAAATACATCCTACCCAAAAACCAAAGAAGCTATATGAATGGATATTAATAAACTACGCAAAAGAAGGAGACAAAATACTAGACACTCATAGAGGCTCGGCAAGCTTAGACATAGCATGTCATAATTTAGGATTTGATTTGGTAACCTGTGAGCTTGATGTAGATTATTTTAATGATGGCAACAAAAGACTAAAACAGCATCAACAACAATTAAAAATGTTTTAACTATGAAAAAAAATAAGCAAGCAACCCAAAATCCATAAAGGATGTATAAAATCTCAATTTTTGAAAACGTAAGAAGCAACGTTCCATATGATTACGATTTAGATGATTGGTTAAGGCATACCATTAAGCCAAAAGGTAGACTAAAGAAATCTATTGATAATTATAGGAATACATTTTCTAAAGAGGATAAAAAAGCGTTGCCTTGTATTACTGTTTCTGCTAGGTTCTCAAAATGGCGGGAGGAAAAGAATATAATTGAAAAGATGCCTTTTATTTGCCTTGACATCGACAGAAAAACAAATCAATGTATTTCTATGTTATTAGTAAAAGAACTGTTTATGAATCATCCTTGCTGCTATTACACAGGGTATAGCACTTCTATTGATGGCGTATATGCAATAATGAAAATAAGCAATCCAGAAAAATTAGATCAATATTTTGAATACTTTGAGGGCGCATTAAAAAAGATAGGAATTAACATCGATCAAAGCTGTAAAGATTATGCTCGGTTAAGATTTTTTAGTTTTGATTCAGAAGCATATCACAATAAAGAGGCTAAAGCATTAAGACTAAAAAAACCAGCAGCAGGGGGGACTTATCATAATTATACAATTACAAGCGAAAGCGAGAAAGTGGACAAATTGATTGATGAGATAAATAAATTTTCTTTAGATATTACGTCCAATTATGAAGACTGGATAAAAATCGCTGGAGCTTTAAACAGTGAATTTGGTGAAAACGGAAGAGGTTATTTTCATAATATTAGCAAATTTCATGCAAATTATGACGCAAAAAAATGTGATAAAAAATATGACAGTTGTAAAAAAATGAACAAAACAAGCCTCGGAAGTTTATTTAAAATTGCAAGCGATTACGGGGCTAGGTATTAATTAGTAACAAACAAAACAAAAATTATGAATTTACAAGAAGCAGGAGAAAACCCATACCATGACCACGAACAGCCAGAAGAACCAGAGCCAATGTATAGTATTATAAAAGGTTTTGTTGATTGGTTTAATAAAACCGACAAAACACAAGGCATAATTGAAAAACGAATAGAGCAGTATTTAGAAACTAAAAAACCAAAAATATAAAACTATGGAATTAACAGGAAAATGTAAAGAAGACTTTGAAAAGTGGTTAATAATCTCAGGCACTTATGGAGAAGAAGAGTATCATGATAACGAAGATTTGTTAAGTCATTTTGAAAACCTTAAACCCTCTATGCAATACGGTGTATACGTAGACTTCTTCCAAGGTACAGGTAAAAAAGCACAAGTCTATATAGCTCCGTTCTTTAACTATGATTTAGGAACCATGTATGAATGGGGAGCATGGGCTGATGGTCAATTTGTAATTAGTTGCGAAGCTCCTAAAGAAGCAAGAACAGCCGCAATAGAAAAAGCAAACGAAATATATAACAACAACCATGAGTAATAAAGAACACTTTCTTAAACTAAAACTAAAAATAGCAAAAAAGGAGGATTTTATCGAATTCAGTCATTTTAAGGCTGATAAAAAAAGCAGAGTGTTTAAAATTAAATTGGGCCATCCTTTTTGGTGCATTAACTCAAAAGGAATTATTGAGGAAAGAAACTATTGTATAAAAGAGGATATGGACAAAGATTCTTTTCGTTTATTGTTAAGTAATGAACAAATTTTGGTTTGTGATATTGAGGATGGATTTAGTAAAAAAATAAAAAAATTATGATAAATGTAGGAAGTGATTTTAGTGGCGTTGGTGCTTTTAATCAGGCTTTAGATAAATTAGGTATTGATTATAAAACTGTGTTTGCTTGTGATTGGGATAAGTACGCCAGACAAACATATATTCATAATTACGGAGAGCCAGATTACTACCCAAGCGATGTTTATAATCGTGAAATTCCAAAAAAACCACTCGATATTTATATGACTTCGCCTCCGTGCCAGGCGTTTTCTTTAGCCGGTAAACGAAAAGGGGAAAAAGATAAAAGGGGTGTTTTGTTTTACAACAGCCACGAATTTATAGTAAAAAATAAACCTAGATATTTTATTTTTGAAAACGTAAAGGGATTATTAAGCGATGATTCTGGCAAAACATTTAATAGGTGGTTAGATTATCTTGGAGGAAAATCTATAAATGGAAACCCGGTTATATTCCCCTTAAAAGATTCTACGCCTTATCACATTTACCACAAGGTTTTAAACGCTAAACATTACGGTGTACCTCAAAATCGTGAACGTGTTTTTATAGTTGGAATTCGTGATGATTCAGATAATAATTTTAATTGGCCAAAACCTTTTCATTTAGTGAAAAGATTAAAAGATGTTTTGGAGGATGATGTTGATGAAAAGTATTATTTAAGTGATAAGATGGTGAATTATTTGAATCAAAGAAGTGATAATTTTAACAATGGTAAAGTAAATTATAAGTACGAAAATGACACAGCTTCATTTATTACAAAATCTTCATCTTCATTAGATATTAGTGATAATATTATTAAGATAGGAAATACAAATCCAAGCGGTAACGGAATGAATGGAAACGTATTTGATGCTGAAGGAATAAGTCCTACACTTTCAACTAACAAGGGCAAAGGTATTAAAGTAAAATCCGCAACTAAAAAAGGTTTTGAAATCGCAAACGAAGGCGATAGTATCAACTTATCCAATTTAAACAGCGAAACAAGACGTGGACGAGTAGGCAAAGAAGTTGCACAAACTTTAGATACTGCTTGTAACCAAGCAGTTATGATAGCGCACGTTTCGAGAAGTGAAGAGGGTAAAAGGTTAAGACGTGAAGCTATGGCAAATGGTAAAAAAGATTTTACACCTTTTCAAGCCAAACAAATTAGCTTTAAAGAATCTGATGTTATGAATTGCGTTACAACCGCAACCGCAAAAGACAACTTAATTAAAATTGGAGCAATTAGAGGACGAAACCCCGAAAACCCATTAAGCCGAGAAGTAGGATTGCCAACAGAGCAACGCCTAGAGCTAAATTTAAACGGCACAAGTAATGCCTTGGCTACTGTGCAAAAAGATAATGTGGTTTGTACTCCAATAATATCGAATTATAAAAGTGATAACCCTATAAACTCAAACAATAAAGTGTTTTCTACACTTCGGGCAAATGCTGGTGGTCCACTTGGTGGAGTTGGAATTTATCATAATTCTAAAATCAGACGTTTAACCCCAAGAGAGTGCTTTCGTCTTATGGATTTTCCAGATACTTTCACATGGCCTGTAAGCAATAGCCAAGCATATAAACAAGCTGGAAACACTATTGTTCGTGCTGTTTTAGCCAATACAATAGAAAAATTAAATGGTATCACTTAAATCTTAAATCTTTGTTAATAGTAGTTTGTAAAGCTTTTGTTTATCTTATATTTGCACAAGCAATGTCGCTAAAAACTTAGAAAATGGGAACTAACGTAATAACACAAGGAGCATCAACACAAGATTTTCAATTTATCGATCAGATAATAAATTTAGAAACTAAAAGAAAAATTAAAAAAGTTGCTGGAGCTTCTGGTTTTGGAATATTAACCGCTTGCATAATAGATGGCGAATTTAGTTGTGTAACTGATTACCCAATTACAGATGAAATGAGATCAGACTTAGAAAAAGCATAATAAACCAAACGGGGTTTAACCGCCCCAATAAAACCACATAAAAATGTCAAAAGAAACAACAGCAGAATACAGATTTGCCAACCATAAAGAATGGAAAGAGGCAATGCAAGAAGCTCCAAGCGTAAAATGGATAAAAACCAGAGATTTGTCTGGCAGTAAATCCAGCAGTTATATTCCAGTTGGTATCCAAGAAGCTTTAGCCGATTTATTTTTTAGAGAATTTGATATTGTAGACACTCAAATTGAGGTAAACGGAAATCAGATTTTAGCTCAAGTAAAAATTAATGTTTTGCCTGATTACCCACACGCAGAACACAGAACCATTTCTGGCGTCGCTGCTAGAGTTATGACTAAAGCTGGTAATTCCTTAGAATACGGAGCGAGATCAGCAAAGAACGCGGCAAAAAGTGAAGCATTAACTGACTTTTCAAATATTTTCGGAAGAAACTTAAACAGAGATTTTGCAAATGATTTTAGCTACAGCAAGGCAAAGAAAAAAGAAGATGCAGCGCCAAAAACTCATGAAAAAAAAGAAAGCTAATGGAAACAGAAAACAATCTTTCATTTAAGAAAGTTAAAAAAAGCAGTATAGTTTTAAATTTGCCAGATGTGGAGCTAGAACCGCAAAAAGCACTTCAAAGAACAGAGGATTGGCATAAAAAAAGGCTAGGTAATTGGACAGGAAGTAAGATTAAAAAAATAATGGCTTGCAGTCCAAAAGGTGCTAAAATGTCATGGGCTGACGATGCTAAAGTTTACGAATTTTCTAAAGGTGCTATTAAATACGTTTATTCGCGCGCTATGGAGCGCAAAACTCAAAGGTATATAGAAACAGCTTCCTCAAAAGAAATGCAATATGGAACAAAGATAGAGCCGTTTATTTGCGAAATTGGAGAGGGTTTAATTAAACAAAAAATTAAAGAAGTTGATTTTATAACTCATCCAGAAGTCAAAACCTTAGGAGCTTCAAGTGATGGAATAACAGTGGATGGTAAATTTGTAATTGAGATAAAAGCCTGTAATAATTGGGAAACTCATTATGAAAGAATGTTTAATTTACTAGATGAAAAAAGCGCAGACTTTTGGCAAGTGCAAACCGAAATGTTAGTTTGGAGAGTTAAACAATGTTATTATTTAATAGCGGAACCGCCTCACTCAATCTGGCCCTATTTAAAAGACGAAAAAGGATTTGAAGATTTTAAAAAAGAATGTGGCGTTGATTTTCAAACTGTAGACGCCTCAAAATTTCACCAAAACGCATTATTAAAAAGAATACAAATAGTTGAATCTACCTGTTCAAAATGGATAAAGGATGGAGGTGACTTAAACGAAATATTTTATGAGCAAATTGAGCAAAATAGATAAAATCCAGCTTATCAGATTAGCCAGCGTTTCAAGCGCCAGCGCAATCGCCTTTAAAAATAATTTAAATGCAAATGATGTTTATGAAATTTACAAAAAGCATAAAATTCAGCATTTACTAAAATATAGCCCTCGATTTGTGAAGAATTTTCAATCAGAGAAAGGATTTTCAGATAATAAAATTTGCAAAGAATTAAATATTAGTAAAGAATATTTAATTAAATGTTGTGAATCTGATTGGAACTCCTCATGCCGCTTTGATAAAGCTAATAAAATTTGCAAATCTTTGAATTATAAAGGGAGTGTGGATTATATATCCAAACATGGATATAAAGAGTTTATAAAGCACATAAAGCCACAAATAATATGAAAAAGGAAACCCAAATAAAAAATCATAAAATAGGGATATTACTATCCTTATTACTTGATTATACGGACGAATATAAAGAGGTGAGTATTATATGCGAGGAAGTAATTAACGACCTATACAGCGAAGTGCCGCAGTTAGCTAGGACGACATACTTTCAAAAAGTATCTTCATTAATTGAGGAGAAAGTTTCAAATGATTTATTAATGATTGGATTATTAACTATAAAATCATTGATGGAGGTTAGTGCTAACGGCAAAACAGCTTTAAAATTAATTAAAGAATTGGAAATTATGTGTAATTCTTTAAATCAAGTCTATGAAATGCATGATTTAGATAATTGCTGGCATAAGCTAAACACCGTGATGCGTAAAAATTATGAGGAAATAATCAAATAACAAAAACTATGCTACATAATTATGAACGAGGATATGCTGTAATGACTAAAGCCCTTGACGCTTTTTCTTTTCAGAGCCCAGATATTGAAACTTCTAAAAGATATTGCAAAAATGGTGATGTAATTGTTGATAGAATACCTTATAAATGCGGTATATCTTTAAGAATTACTTGGCATAAATACTGGCACAAACCTATATATTTTAAAAAGCTGTATCGAGAAGGCAATGTTTTTTATTTGCATTTTAACTGGAATAATGAATATATGCACAAAAATGGAAAAGTAATTTACAAATCTTAGAGGTCATGGAACAAAAAGAAAAAGCAAAAGAATTAATAAAAAAGTTTGAATCATGAATTTACAACTATCATTAAAAAAGAATTGGTTTAAATTAACAAAATCAGGAGAAAAAAAAGAAGATTATAGAGAAATAACACCTTATTGGGCGAATAGATTTCTTGGTCAAAGTCAATCTTTTTGGAAAGGATATTTAAGATATAGTTCAAGCAATAAAAGATGTTATGGATTTAAAAATCAGGATTCAATAAATTATATTATTTCTGAATGCAAAGGATTTAAAAAGTTTGAAACTAATACTATGACTTTAGGTTATCCAAAAGCATCAGATAAAGAAAGGATTTTAAAATTAGAGCATAAAGGAATTGAAATAAGAACTGGAAATCCTAATTGGGGAGCCAAAGAAGGCGTTTTATATTTTGTGATAAAACACGGATCTTTTTTGGAATAATTTAAAATGCTTAAAATTTTGTTAATTACAATATGTAAACATTTTATTAATATTATATTTGTTAAAAAATAAACCATGGAAAAGCCAAATAAAAAAGATTATGATTTTTATAATATCATTGATCTTTTTAAATATGTAAATAATTTAGAAAAATACACTGATCATCTTGAATTTTTACAAGATCCTATTTTTAAAATTTCAAAATCAACACCATATACAGTTGAGGAGATAACTGATTTTATATTCTTAACCGGGATTAAAATAGATAAGACAGAAAGGATATTATTAAGATTCAATGAGCATGCTATATCTAATTTAAAAGATGTTAATACTTTATGTAAAATGGGTTTTATAAAATTATAAAACGGTTTGTATATGATTTGAATCGTAAAAACAAGCATTATGCAAAAATTGCACATTGCCCTTAATAAATAATAACTGAACACCTGTGAAGCAGTAAAATAGCTTTTAATTATACATTGTGTTATGTACTGGTGTTAAAGCAAAAACCTTAATAAATATGCCTAAATATAAATGCGATAGATGTGATAAAGCACACGAATTAAAGCAAGAAAAAATAATAGAAATGGAGTATTATGTAGAGCCTTATAGTTGTTATAGCGGAGATTTTCATACTCACGACCATTACTTTTTTTATTGCGACTGTAATAGACCTATTGAAGTTGAAAAGAAAGATGTTAAAAATTTATATTCTCTACCTAAAATTGATAAAGTGCACGGAAGAGGGCGATGTACTTTAAACACTTGTACATAACGTGTATGTGGTATGAGTAGTTGCGGAATTATAAATTAACTTAATAAATAAACGATGAAATTAGAGACGAAATTTGGAAATAGAATTGATTCCGATAGTGGATATGACAATTTAAAACTTGCACAAGATTTAGTGACCATTTCAGAAAAGCACTATGCCAAGCAATTACTTATACCCGTTGTTGTAAGGCAAAGCAAACAGTTAAAGCCTAAACCACAAATTTGCTATAAAAGTAATAAACTTTGTAAATACGATTGCTCTGGTTTATGCAAAGAAAGTTGTTAGGCTTTAATTGCCAACGTTTTGTATAAGATTTAAAGCGGATAAATAGGCAGTTATTAAGGATTACTTAACAACTGAAATTAACAGACAATAACCATTAATAAAGCAATAACTCGCTTTTAATTTTATACGGTGTTACCAAATCGTTTTAATATTAAGGGCAACTAATTAATAACCGAGCAATAAAGCTCATAAACAATAGATAAATTATGTCACAAAGAACACTAAACGGAACAATTGCATTAGATCGATTAATTTCGGTTATAATGAAAAAGAAAAATCAAAAAGGTGAAGTTATCGAAGGAATATTTATTCCCTTAGAGCTTAACAAATTGGAAAAAGTTTCTTATGATACCCAAGGAGGTAAGGTAAACGAAATTCAATTACCAATTAGAGTAATTGTAAAAGAAACATCAGACGCAAAAGGGCAGGATGGTTTTATTACTAAAGCAATTGGATCAAAAACTTACAAGGCGGCCACTTCCGCTGAGCAAGAGACTTTCAAAGATTACACCAATGAAGAAACCAAAAAGCTAACTCCAATACTAGGAAATATCAAAGATTTTTCTGGAGGTGGAGCAAAAGCCAATAATACTCAAATAGCATCGGCTGACGTTGTGGATGCTGATGATGACGATTTACCTTTCTAAAATGGAAAAAAATCAATCAGAGGATCAATTGCAATCTTCAATCGTAAGAAAGTTTTCAGAGCTGTACCCCGAAAAGCGGGGTCAGCTTTTTCATGTACCTAATGAAAGGAATCACGCCTTACAAGCAATGCAAGCAAGGGCAAAAGGAATATTTCCTGGAGTGGCTGATCTCTTTTACTTTGAATTAGGTCCACTTTATAGGATAAAAACTTTAGCGATTGAATTAAAAACTCCAGGGAGCAGCCACAAAGTCGATACGGTTGAGCAGCAAGTCGAATGGGGAGAAATCTTTCAAAAAAATGGCGGGAATTGGAGATTATGCGATAATATAGATGATGCTATGTATTGCATAAATGGATTTTACAAAGGACTAACAACCCAAGAGGTAAGAGAAAAATTAGCCAATAATGGCAATAAAAAAACTATTAAATTTTAAAAACAATGAAAATAAAAGAAAAAATACAAAACATTTTAGACGTTAATGAAAACGATTCTACAATTATTGATCTTGTGAAAAATGAAATCAAACATTTTAAAAGAAATGAAAATCGTTTAATTTATGATTTGCAAAATTTTTATAATGATGTGATTACAAATCGTAATGAATTAGCTGAATCAATATCAATGAAAGGTTTTAGCGAAGATTCTATTTATAACAAAATTTATGGATATGAAAGAATGGGGTTTAACCCTAGAAATGAAAATAAAGATCTTACTAAAAAAGTTTGCCTGGCTCTTAAATGTAAAAGAGAGGATATAGTTAAAAAGTTTAATTCTTAAAGTTTTGTTAAGTGTAGTTTTAAAAGCTTATAAGTATCTTATATTTGTGCAAGCAATAACGCTAAAAACAAAAACTAGAAATTATGAGCAAGCAAATCGAAACAATCAAAGTAACGGCAAATCAAAGTAAAAGAACATTTACTATCAGAAAGTATATTGACGGTAAATTATTTGCAAAATACAGAACTATCCAAATGAGTCAAGAAGAATTTGATAGCGAAGAAATGAACACTGAAAACGACTGGAAACAATTTTTAAAGTCAGATGATTATTATAAAGTATAAAACCAAACGGGGTGTAAAATCCCCTTTAATAAACAAAAACCATGAAAAAAGCAATCAGAAAAAAACGTAATAAAAAGCTTGATAATTTGGGCGACCTGATGCAAAACTACAATTTCAGTATTGTAATACAGGAGCACAATCAAGAGATAAAAGTAAAAGGATTTAGTATTAATTTAAATTAAAGAAAAAGCATGAGCAAAGAACTAAGTACTAAAATAAGTGCATTTTCTATTCTAGGAATAGTATTAATATTCATTTTCTTATTAATAGATGCAGACGTTATTAATTTTTTTTAACCTAAAAATAAAATTATTATGGAAAAAGAAGCAAAAAAATTAGTAGCAAAATTAGTAAATCATCAAGATATAAACCATTTCAGCGTTTATAAGTCAAAAGAAGGTATATGGACTGTTTACTATTCCATATCGGGTGAATACCTTGGAAATTATTTTTCAATATCAATAAAATCGCTTAAAATAGGGGTAAACAATATAGAAATAAACGGAGTAGCAACAAAAGAATCTGAAAAGCTTAAAACTTTCCTTGAAAAAATTACAACATTAAAATTTAAAATCTCTTAAAAATAAAATTATTATGAAAAAAGAAGTGAAAATCATTGGATTAAGCGTAAACAAAAGCTTTGGCGGTTTAAAAGCTACTGAGCTAAAGTTCAACGAAGAAAACAGGCTTACAGTTGTAAAAGGCGAAGTTGGCAGCGGAAAAACTACGCTAAACAAGGCCTTGTCATTAACCACAAAAGGATCTAAAACCTTAGAGGATAATAACCTTTATGGTGAAATTGATTTAACGGCCCAATTGTTAGACGGAGAATATAAGGTTTTCGTTAATTGTAAAAGCGACCAGAACGGCAAATTAACTCATAGCATCTACACCATTGATGAGCATGGCAACAAATTAAAAGACGTTGTAATTGATGGACAGAAACTAACGCCAGCTAATTACCTAAAGAGTTTGCAAACGTCTTTAACTTGGAGATTGGATGAGTTAACCAGCGAAAATCCAATAGTTCAAAGAAAAATATTATTGGAGCTTTATTCCTCGGAGCTGGAAAAAAAGGGAGTTATTTTTGATAAAAACCATCCTAAATTTACCGAAAGCATAATCCACAAAATAGAAGTCGCTAAAAATGACCGTAATTACGCCGACATGAAGCGAAAAGAAGTTGGAGGAATAGCGGAGGATTTAAAAGCTAAAGGAATTGATTGTGAAAGCGCCAGAGAGCTAAAGGATGTTATAACGCTAGAGCAGCAAATAGCAACGGCTCAAAGCGATGTAGACTATTTACATAGAAACGCAAATCAGGTTCACAAAAGCGAATTAAACGAGCTTAAAACAAAAGGATTAGAAATAAACGGAAAGTTAAAGGATTTCAGAGATAAAATTAAAGCTACTAATGATGTAAATCGGGAGGAATTAAATCTTTGGGAGCAAGGCCAGAGACAAAAAACCGAGGATTTAGATAAAATATTAGATATTTTAGAAAGTTTAGAGTCTAATAATATTGACGATGTTTTAAAGCTTATTCACTCTGGTTTAGAGGTTATTAAAGAACCAGAAAATAAATTCTTAACTCAGTTAGAATTTAATGAAAAAGGTCAATGTACATCACAGCCAGAGGATTTTAAAGATGAAGAAATTAAAGGACTTCTAAAAGAATACAAATATTCAAAATTTGAATACTCTAAAAAAGCAAATCAGGAGGATATTATTCCAGATACCACCAAGCAAGAGGAAAAAATCACGTACTTAAAAGATCAATTAAATTCAAATTATACCTGGAATAAAGAAGCTAAAGCCATTAATTCATTCCACGATTGGAAAGAGGCGAACGAAGCCGTTAAGGATTTAAAAAATGATTATTACAAAAAATTAACAGGCATAGATACTGGCGTTGATGGTTTGCATATTTCCTTAGAAAATGCCGAAAGCGAAAATATATTTCTGATGTATAATGGCGCTTATGATACGGAATATTTTCACAATCCAGAAAAGGAGCTTAGAAAATTAAGCTCTTATAGTGATACTCAAAAGCCTTTAATTTGTCTATTGATACAAAACTACCTATTAAAACAAAAAGGGAAGTCTATGCCTTACCTATGGATTGACAAGGTGCCAATTGACAAGAAAACCAGATTGCTACTTAATAGAATGAGCGAGGAACTAGGCTTGTGGTTATTTGTTAGCTGGACTGGCGATTTTGATAAAACCTCCCTAGTTGATGGCGAATTGTTAATTGAGAATGGAGATGTATTTTTTTCATAAAATAAAGACTCATGAAACTAAAAGAAGCAATACAAATATTAAAAGAACACAATGAATGGAGAAGATTTCAAGGGGCGAATAATATGCCGACTGAATCATATCCTAGCATGGCTCATCCTAGAGAATTAGGTATAGCGATTGATACGGTAGTTTGGCATTTTGAAACTAAAAATACAGATAACAACTGCAAAAGCTTGCGGTAATAAAACAGAAGATAAAGCAGACCATTGCCAAGTATGTCATTGCAGAGGTAATGAATCTTATAAAGAATAATAACTTTTATAACGGATAGGTATATGGTTTGTGCCTTTTGAAAGACGAACCATTGAATTATTAACAGACCCTTTTTATTTTATTTTGAGCGAGGGCAAAAGAACTAAAATTATGAGACATATTAGATTTAGATTTTGGGATAATGACTTAAAAAAGATGCTTTACAGAAAACCTGCTTATAATGATTTTTCACACAAAAGCATCGTGCCGTTACAATTTACAGGTTTTGAAGATAAAAACGGAATTGATATTTATGATGGCGATATTTTAAGCGATCACACGGAAACGGACGAAGGACTTGTAGTGAGTAAATGTAAAGTTTTTTGGAACGAACATACAGGAAGTTGGCATTTAGATAATTCAATGGAACAAGATGAAACTTACTCTACTGAATTATGGCAGGAACTAAATGATTTTAAATATTGGATTTCATCTGATGTTTTTAAAGCAGGGGAAAAAATAAATAAAAAGTTTACAAATGAATAATAATCAACGAAAATAAAAAGCAAAATTATGAATACTGAAAGATTAACCGAATTAAGAGAGGAGCTAAAAAGATTTGATAAACGTTTAAATGCTTACGAAAAAAAGCTTTCCAGAAATCAATTTGCCGCTTATGGATGCACTGAAAGTGGAGAGTTAAAAAGGGCCGCTTTAGATCTTAAACTTTCTTTGACAAGGAATATTACAAAAAGTTCTTAAAAATCATCAATAAATAAAAATTAAAGTATGAAAATTATAGCAACAAATGAAACAATACATGAAATTGTTAAAATAGAAATTGAACGTATTGAAAATTTAATCTCATTAAACGTTATTGACGTAATTGATATAAATCTTAATCATATAAACATCTCTAAAGTTACTAATATGAATGAGTTGTTTAAAGATGTGAGATTATCAAAACCTTTAAATATTGAAAGTTGGGATTTTTTAAACTTAGAGAATGCAATTGATATATGGGGTACTGATTTAGAAAAAACTAATATTGAAATGTGGAGATGTTAAATATAGATTGGTTTAAAATAGATAAATAACATGAGCAAAATAATATTAAGAGACTACCAATTATCAGTGGTAAACGAAACTAGGAAAAGATTGAAGGATGGTTTTAATCATTTAATGGTACAGCTTCCGACTGGTGGAGGGAAAACAATAATTTTTTCTTACATCGCGCAAAACGCCATCCCTAAAGGCAAAAAGGTTTTGATATTAACAGATAGGGATGAGCTTCTAAAACAAGCAGGAGGGACGCTTTCAGATTTTAATATTAATCCTTATTTCATAAAGGCTGGAGCTAAAATAATAGATCATAGGAAGAGCTGTTTTATTGCCATGTCTCAGACACTCCGCAAAAGAATTGATAAACCAGATTGGCAAAAATGGATTTTAGATGAAATTGATATTGTGATTATTGATGAGGCTCACATTCAAGAGTTTAATTATATTTTTGAAAGTGGTTTACTGGATAATAAAATGGTTTTAGGTTTCACTGCTACTCCCTCTAGATCTGGTAAAATGCGACAATTAGGCATCGACTATGAAAGGATGGTTCGTGGCCCACAAGTCAAAGAATTAGTTTCTAAAGGTTTTTTAGTTAATTGTGATACTTACGACTGCGGGTCACCAAGCCTTGATGAGGTCAGCGTTAATTCGCAAACCAATGATTATAATTATACATCAATGGCTAAGCAGTTTGATAAGCCAAATCTTTATGCTGGATTGGTTAAAAATTACGAAAAATACACTCCAGGTCAAAAGATGTTAGTTTTTTGCTGCAATGTAGATCACGCCATAAAAACAGCTATTGAATTGGCTAAAAAAGGTTATCCTGTTAAATTTGTGAGTAGCAGTAGGGCGAAACCAAAAGAACCAGAAATAGGATGTACTGAGGGTAAAATTCAGAAATATAAAGAAAGCGTAAAAGCTTATGAATTTTACAAAGAAAACTATGAACAATTTAGCGGAGGACGCAAATCTGTTTTAAAATGGTTTAAAGACACCCCTTCCGCTATACTGGTAAACGTTGATATGCTAACTAAAGGATTTGACGAGCCTACTATTGAAGTTGTCGCGTTAAACAGGGCCACCAAATCAATGACTTTATACTTGCAAATGATTGGACGTGGATCGCGTACTTTTACAGATAAATTAAATTTTACCTTATTTGATTTTGGCGGAAACGCTAAAAGATTGGGAACTTATGAGTCAAATAAAGAATGGAGTTTATGGCATGAGGAAAAGAAAGGTGGCGGCGGTGTACCACCATTAAAAGAGTGTGGTATTACCTCAAAGTCTAAGCCAATTACTGGATCTGGCGAAGTTGAAAAGGGATGCAAAAGATTAATTATGGCATCGGTTAGTTTATGTCCTTTTTGCGGTTTCAAATATCCAGAACCAGATCCAGCTAAAGAAATAGATTTGCAATTAGCTGAGATAAAAGACGCTAATGGAGTAAGCATAAAAGTTAAAAGCTTTAAACTAATGAATCATTATGAGCTAAAGACATATAGGAAAATCAAAGAACATACAAGTGCATGGCTTTGGCGTCAATTATGGTTAAGAGGTGGAGAAAAAGAACTTAGAGATTTTGCAAATTACGATAACTGGAGCAGCGGAACAGTTCAACGGGCTATTGGCTTTTGTAGAGGTAAATTTTAATTCTTAAAGTTTTGTTAATAGTTGTTAACAAGCTTTTTGTTAGTTGTATCTTTGTGCAAGCAATAAGGCGAACCACTAAAACTAAAACCATGAAACCAAACAATTTTATAACCAGTGTACAAACCTATCTTTTACAAAAGTTGGAAGAAAAAGGAATCATCTGCACATTTGATTTAAAAGGAGAAAATAAATCCTTAGCAGCTGATTTTTTAGCGTTGAAATATAACCCTAAAAAAGTAAATTTAAAAACAATTAATAAATTCATGCATTTTCTTTGCATAAATAAAATCGTAATTAATAAAACAGAAATTTTTCACCTTTAAAAACAAAACCATGAAAAAAGAAATAAAAACCAAAGAAGTAGATTTTTTTATAGAAGAAGCTATCAACTACACTAAGGAAAGCAATAATATTGAAAGCATAGAAAAACAAATTAAGTTAGCTAAGGAGTTTGAGCCTGAATTTAAAGAACTCTACAACAATTTAACCCAACGTTTTACCTTTGAATTTGAAAAAAAAGATTTTAACGAAAAGATTGAGTTTCTAGAATTTTTAATAAACGAAATCACAGAATCATTAATTAAGGCTAAAAATAAATTTTCTTTAATTTCTGAATCAAGTATTAACAAAGTTGAATCCTTAAGAGATACGTTTGAACGTAGATTGACAAAAGTTTATATTACTAAAAAATAAAAACAAATGAAACCAACATAAGAATCAAATAAAATAACTATATTTGTAGCGCTTCTTATATTTTCATAATTTTTTTTAGAGTTAGTCCAAAAACGCCTTAAATTTATTTTTAAGGCGTTTTTATTTCGTCTATTTTTGAAGTGCTGATATCCGTTGTTACTTGTGATCGAGCATAAGTAAGACCTAATCCAGTAAATAAAGCTTGTATCTTTACCAGTTCAGCATTTATTAAACCATCAGAATCATTTAAGGATTCTTCTAAAGCATTAAACCTAACTGCATTATCAATGTTTCCCCCAATTTCACAAGTTCCATCAGTTTTTAAATGAATTGCAAAGCTCAAAGCGCCGTCTAAAGATTGCGAAAATATGCGTTTTTCCCCCTCCTCTGCTACTTGATTAGTATTTATATACCCTATTATAACAGGCTCGGAGTTAACCGCTGTGGGCGAGTATATAGCAGTCATGTTTTTTAAAGGTTGAGAATCATCGCCGTAATTAGCGGCAACTTTAGCTGTTTTTGCGCCATATTGGTCAACTTTTAAAATCCGTTTTCCGTTCTCGATTAAAAAATCTCTTACTTTGCTAAATGTTATCATTTTAAATATATATTTTTACGTTTTTGTTGTTATATTTTTACGGTTTTATTGTGCGTCAAAAATATTCGTTGGAGTTCCTCCTGTAAAAGCTTCGGGAGTTAAACAATTAATACTCATTGTGTCGCCTAAACTATCCTCTTTGTAATTAATTTCATTAACAATAAATTTTTGCCTTTTATAGATAAACAATTCCTTATTTTGAAATTCAATTACTTGCCCGCATAATAATTTAAAGTCTATTTTAGGCAATTCTAAAGCTAGCTTAATACCTCGTAACTCGGCTGCTAACGCGTTTCTTGCAGCCTCGATAGTGCTAGTATCATCTCCGCTGGAAAGTATCTTACAGACGCTTCTAATTTGTCTAACATTTGGATTTCTAACACTATCTAAAGTACTAACGCCTTCGTTTTCGTCACTCGGTTGACGTCTTACTGTTATATCGCTATGAAAAGCTCTTCCATTAATAGCCATTTTACTGGATAATAAATTTGAACTATCATAAGACCTTACAGGCTTTGAGCCTATAAAAGCCTTAAAATAGTAAAGAGATCCCGTTTTCGTGTGACCAATTATTATATTTCTTTGGCTTGCTAATTGAGTTAAAAAAGATGCTACGGATTGGCTTGGTTGAGCCACCGCCTTTTCATACACCAAATTCATTTTATTTGATACATTGCTTTCTATAACTTGATTTATTCCGAAAAGACCTAATAATTCAGCAGATATTTCTGTTAAAGACTGATTGTTTTTCTCCAAAGAATAATCAACCCCTAAATCTATTCCTATGTTATCTAAGGCATCATCAGCAAATTCAGCGGCGGTTTCAAATAATGTCTTATTTTTTTCTTGAAAATTATAAAACTTAGGAGGTATCGTAACATCTTCTAATATACCGCTTTTTGAATAACCGCTAAACGAAACTAATTGAGGGGTTTTAGAAGATGCGAAATCATTGTTTACAATATTACCGGTAAGCAGCAAATCCATATCGTTTGAGAAAATTTCAATTTTAGGATATGTTAAAGGTTTAAATATCTTTTGATGCTCAACATTATCTGGATCAAATCTAGCATCAAAACTAAAAACACTAGCAAAAGTATCTAAATTAAACTTTAGAGTTAAATTGCTAAAATGATTAAAAAATTTATTTTCTATTTTTATTTTCATTTGTGAATTATTATTTTATCAAATGTTGGAACTTCTAAATTAAGCTCATGACACTTATTTCTGATTAAACTCCATGCCGTGCTTTTGCTTTTACATTTTGCTTTAAATCCATGAATGGTATCATTCCAAATTTTTTCCCCTGCATTTTGCTTAATTAAATTAATGTCTTTTTTCATGATTTTTTTTTAAATATAATAAGTGATTAATCTCCCTTTTTTTATCCTATAAGTTTCACTCAAACCCATGTTATTGATACGCTTAAAAGTTTCCAAATTTTCATCACTTGCAAGTCCTAAAAAACGATGAGTTAAAATAATTAAATTACTATCTTTTTCTAAAATTACGCTCCTTTCTTGTCTAGCGTCAAAACTAATGATAAATAAAGCCTGGCCTGTATAAGTTATTAAGTCAATTAATGCAGATTGCAAATCTATATCTGGAGAATATTCATCGCTTGTATTTTCTAAAGGAATTTGATTTGCATCAATAGTGGCTAAATAATCATTATACAAATTAAGCATTTCAGAATTTACGCTTTCAATATCGGACCTAACTATATAATCATTTGGCAACGGGTTAACCGAAGATTTTGCGAAATTGCCTAATAAAGTAGCCGCTTGAGATTCAAAATAATATTTACTTTGCCGATTTTCTGGATTTATAGTATTTTTTATTTCTGCATAAGCCTCTTTAATTGAATCGATTTTACTTCTTATATTTCTTTCAAAATTAGCCGGTTCACTTAACACTAATTGAGCGCTACTAATTGCAACCTCAGTTTCTTGAACAAGTAAATTTAAATTTCCTAAAGATTTATTTTTTAAAGCCGTATATTCGTTAAAATTTATGGAGTCTGGCTCAAATCTAGCCGCCGAAATTTCAATTGATGATTTTAAATCGTTTATATCGCCTGTTTGTGGCTCAGCTTTTGAAACATAATTTTGTATTCCTATGCTATTAATTTGATTAACGCGCTCATTAACTTCATCTGGTATTGAATCTGTATCTTGTGGGTAATCATCAGCTATGCTTTCCCAAAATAAAACGTTTATTTCTGTATTGCCAAAACTATTGTCATTCCTCTCTATATTGGTCGGATGACCACTTAAAGTTCCATAAAAAGGATGAGTAACAGTCCACAATCTTTTATCCTTTGCGCTGTTTTCAAAAGCTTTTGCCTGATCTAAATTATCATCACCAGTAAAATAAAAATTAAGCGGAAAAGATCCAGATTCAGATTCTTTTCGATCAATAAAAGAACCTTTTACGTTTATAAAATCATACTTTGCAAAATTGAGTTTTGTTGATTTCGTGCTATCTCGCCAAAGTGGATAGTAAACAGATCCATCGCCTGTTTTTATAGTGAATTTTATGTTTTCAAGATTATCTTTCCAAGCCATTATTTCCAGTGTTTTTTAAGTTGATATTCTGCGTTTTTTTTGTAGAATATGTTTATCTTTTTTGAAGCTTTCGTTTTTGCTGCTCTTATAAAACCCCTACCATTTACATTTGCGCTTTCTGTCTTTTTTAATATAAATAACTTTTTTAATTTAAATCTAGGGCCTTGGGTGTTTGTACTTCTCTTAACGCCACTTAATTCATATAAAGTACCCCTTCCTGTACTACCTAAAAGCATATACTTTTTTCCGCTTGCAGCAGTTGACATTACGGCTGCAACGAATTTAGAATTTCTAGTTCCTTTATGAGATTTAAAAGCATTTCCAGCGTTATGAGCTTCCAAAGTATTTAAACGGTTTTTTCTTTTTAACCTTCGCCCTTTACTTTTTGATATTCTAGCATCATCATGTGGAACTAAACGACCAGTATCTAAATTTCCACCGAACTCTTGTTTCTCCATTTCATTGGCTATGTCTGCGTTTTTTTTAGAATCTATTCCAGCCATAGAAACCATTGAATTAATTTTAAATCCGCTAGCCTTATCAACGGTACTAAAAGCCTTTAAAAAACCTTTATTCCTAGTAATAAATCTTTTCGCCCCTTGAATTGGAATTTCTTTTTTAGTTTCAAAAGCGGCATTGTTTAGCGTATTTCTAACCGCACTAGGTAAAGCAGACCTGTGTAGCTTTTCAAGCTTAACAGTCAATTTAATAACCTCGTCTGCATCTAGTTTTAGCATTACATTGCAATTAATTTTTCACGGTTGCTCGCTTCGGATTTATATATTCCACAAATTACCAGTAAATCCACTTTTAAAATAAATCTTAGAATCCTGTGTAAACACCTGACCGTTAGTATTATTTAGAAACTTTTCAAAAGTTCTAGTACCTCCAGTAACTGGATAGCTGTATAAATTCCCATTTATAAAAGTGTAAAATTTTGAATCTTTTATAAAATAATTTGTTGTTTTTTGAAAATTAGAATCTAAAGTTATGTCGGAAGATGCGGCAAAAGTAAAAGTTGTAGTATTAAACAAATAAGATCTTAATTTAAAATCATCAGCATCATTGTTTCCTAAATTGCTCAAATAAACAAAATCACTATCAGCAAATAAATAAGGAATATGATCAGTAGATGTTTGTTGAGTTGGTGTAAATTTAGTAACTACTGAATTTAAAGTATCTAATCTAAAAATATAGAAATCATAAACCGTGGCGGCGTCTGTTTTGGCCATACAAACCAAAGCTTCTTTATGAATTACTGCGTCATAAATTAATATGTCGTTATCGCCTTGGTCAACCCTAATCACTTGTTGAACATTTTCTGACTGCGGGTTATTTGTAAGAATAAATCCGTCAGATAGATAATAACTTAAATTAGTTGAATTATAACTTAATACGCCGCTAAAAGGTAGACTAATAGTGTTTTGAACTATATCTTTTGACAAGTCAATTAATTTAACTCCAGATGAATTGTTAATTACTAATAACACTTGCGAATTA